ATGATGACGTCCACCGCATGGATGGCACCGGCCAGCTTCACGGCGATCTGAAGTGGCGGTGCCCGGCGCGCTTGGCGATCAGAGGTCGATAAGGTGTCCACTGAATCGGCCCAGACATAAAAACCAGCGTCCAGGTAATCGCCGGTGGCCAGCGCACCGAAGGCCTCCCCGTTCCAGAGGCCAGGGTCAAAGGCGCCGTTACGGACCCCTTCTTGGCAGACTTTTTTGCAGGCCGCCAGCAGCAGGTGGGTGCCTGCATCCGTCAGCGGCACCTTCGTCGGGCTGCGATGCAGGACGGCAAACACTTCCTTTTGCACCGCATCCACCAGCCAATCCAGCAGATGGACTTCATCAAAGAAGCGCCCGCCAATACAGGTGCCTTCGGCCACCATCGCCACATCATCAAAGTAGGCGTAATAGTTGATGCCTAAACGCACGCACTGGGCCACCTGCGTCTGTGTCAATTGATCTGCGGCCACGCCGGGCAGTTGCTTAAATTTCATGGTCAGGGCGGCGTTGTTGGCACTGAAGTTCACCGACAAGGCACGGGCCAACCACGAGATCACCGCGTAGGGGTCCGTGGTGTCGTACAGCACCACGGTGCGATCACACCCTGATGCGTTGAGCTGTCTGAACACATTGGTTTTTTTAAATTCCAAATGCGCCGGGTCGCGGGTCGTCCATCCCATGATTTTTTTGTCTGCCGCTTGGATCCATGTGGAGGCGGATCGGATGTGCGTGTCTGTCAATGTCTCATCGGCCACCGCGGCGGCATACCAGCCTGTGGTGAGTGCCTGCAAGGCCGCAAAGGCGTCCGGCAGTGTTTCGGCCTCGATGGTGTCAGCGTTGTTGCCGATGTTCAGGCGGGCCTGATCGGCTTCAAGCTTCAGCCAGTGCCCGACATAGGTGCCAGAGGGACTTCGCTGCTGTGCATAGCCAATGGCGTTATTTCCTCCGGCCACGGCAGCATAGAGTTCAAAGCAATCATTTAAGAATCGGCAATGAAATCCAAACTCATCCAGTGCCTTATTCAACACAGCCGCCACCTGGGAGAAGGAAGTGGCCGTGGTGAAATTCAGCTTGGATAAGGTGACATCCACACCATATAAGCGGATGGAAAAACAGCCGTCATCAACGCCCTTGTACCACGTATCGGCCTGAGCAATCGGCCCGGAATTGAGTGTCGTTGTGGAGGCGGCAATGTGTTGTTTAAATCGATTCCAGCGCGCCACCATGAGCTGTTTGGGGCGGGGGCTTTGTGCAAAGAAGCGGCGGGTGGCTGCTGCGGTTTTGGAGTAGCTGCCAAAGGCGTGTTCCACCTGCTGCTGCGTGCTGGCATGCATGAAGCGTGTTTTGGTATCGACAAATACGGTGCCCGCTTCGGGGGTGAACACGGCCAGCATCCCAAAGTCACGACGGGTTGCTGACTGGGGCTGTGCATTGAGTTGCACATTGACAATGTTTGAAAGCGCTAGCGCCATTTACTGGGTCTCCGGTGCCGTCATGGTCACGCTGGCGATGTGACCGGTGCGGGTGTGAATATGGATGTCTGCGCTGTCCACAGCAGCCAGGGTGGTCACCACACGGTGGTGGTGGGTGATCTGTAATTCGATCCGGGCGCGGGCTTCATATCCGGCGCCCACAATGGCCGAGAGGTCTTGGGCAGCCGTGACGGACACCAGGCCCGCACGTAAGGCGCGCAGCCCTGCCGTGCCCGCCTGGCAGGACAGTAAGGCCTGTGCCTGCAACAGCAGTTCATAGGCGCCCGTACCGTAGGCATTCACACTAATGTGGTGCAGATAGGCACAGGTGATGCTCTGCTGGCGGCCATCAAAGGCGCAGCACGCCGCTCCCAAGGGGGTAGAACGCAGGCGCTTTACCGTCACAAAAGGGGCCGATCCAGTGGGCGCGGGCTGATCCGCCGGACGGACAGCACCTTCAGGTAGTGACAAAAGCAGCCGCAGCAGGTTGCGCAGTCCCGTCATGTCGAACGGCGATGCCTCGGTAGTACCCATACTCGGACCAGTTGGAAAGCTGGGTGATACGCCAGCGGGTGTCTTGGTATAGCAGCAGATCCCCATGAGCAATCACGTGCTGACTCATGATCTTTTTCGCGGGCAGCAAGCGCTCGCCTTCAGGAAGCAATTGCACATCATCGGGCGTCACGGGATGGATAATCGCCAGCACCGTGTCCAAAAAATACTCCTGTTGCCAGGTGCCATCGGCCAGATACTGGCCATGACAGCGCAGCACCTGGACACGCTGGGCAAATCTTGAATTGCGGAAAATAGGGCGCAGATCAAGCATCCCTGATCTCATGGGTAATGGATTGGATCATCTGCCCGGTATCGATCAGGGGCGCACTGGACCCTTTGCGCTGGATCGTTTGGGGCGTCAGGGGAGCCAGATCCGCGTGACGAATCGTCGCCTTGACATCACCGGCGGCCACCGTCCCTAGCAGGTTCAGGGCGGTTTCTACGGTCATCGCATCACGCAGCACTGCGCGCAGGTGCTGCCTGTGCAGGGCCACATAGTTGTCTTGATGCTCGCTGATGGAACGCCGCACCACGGAGCGCTCCGGAATGCCCCGCTCTGGCGCACCCAATTCATGCACCGCCAACAGTCCAGCCGAGCCGATCCCGTCTTCCGTCCGTGCGTTGTGCGCGGCAGGAATGCCCACCACGACACAGCGCTGCGCCATCGCGTGCAGCCGCTGCGCCAGGGCCTTCCACGTGTTGGGATCGGCGGGCCGAATGATCTTGACGGCACTCATGGGGCGACCAAGGCCCCCAGGCCGATCATCCGACGCAGCGTCAGGTAACGTTGTCCATACACCGAGGTGGCGAGCCAAGCGTCACTGGCACTGTCAGAGGGCAGCGCCGCGTAGCTGATGTGCAGATCACCGGCGCGCTCGGACACCACCACGCCTCTAGCGGCGGCGCTGTCGGCTCCCAGCCCTGGGGTGGACCAAACAAAATGGGCCGCCAGGCTCGCGATTCCTTGCGCATACGCCGCTCCCCATCGGGACGCATCCACCCAGGGATGGGCGTCTTCCAGGGCCTGAGCCACCCGTTCCGGGGGCTGGGTGGCAAACTCCGGATAGCGTGCCAGGAACGTGTGAAGCGTCAGTGACTCGGACATCATCCCTTCCTTCCGGGTTTGCCAGATTTGACCGGCGTGCTGTCATGGCTGCCGGTCCCCGGAAGGACAGCCGCGCTCCCTTCACCAGAAACCTGCCCTTCACTGTTGGGTGGGCCCGCCCCCTCAGGGGGGCTGTGCGGCTGGAGCGGCTTCTCCTGCTGTTCCTCCCGCTGGACCGGCTCCTGCTGCTGCTCCACCAAATAGCCATTGTCAAACCACAGGCCAATGCCAGGGTGCTGCCGCAGCTGCTCCACGTGTGCGGCCTCCAGGGCCTGCGTGCGTCCGGCCTGGATCGTCACGCCATCCAGGGTGACATCACAGCTGCGGGTGTTCTTGAGCATGATCGTGGTCATGGTGCTGCGTTCTCCCAAAAAAAAGCGCCTCAGGGCGCTGGTGTCATGTGTGTGGCCTCAGACTCAAATGCCGTCGGCATACAGGGCGGACTTGGGATAACGGAACTCCACGCCGCTGTATTTGTATTCGCCTGGAATATCAAACGTCAGGCCCTTGGGTTGCGGGGGCAAAAACCGGATCGGCATGGGCAGATGCAGCACCAGCTTGGTGGGGTTCTTCGTATACAGCATGGCGCGGGTCGTGCCGCCTTCCCCTGCCGTCTCTAAGCCGTAGCCGGTGCGGACGGTCAGATCAAGGCCACGCTCAGCTTTGGCAATGTTGTTTTCCAGCACGTAATGCAGAATGGTTTTATCGCTGTTGTCACTGCGCGGGGTGGACACCAGATAGTTCATCACGCTACCAGGCAAGAGAACGGTATCGATCATCTCCACATAGTGGGTGTTCATCCAAGCGCTGGAGATCAGGGCGTTGAACAAGGCTAGCACCTGGGCGGGCGATTGACCGATCCAAGGTCCGGCGGTGTTCAACAGGACCGGCACGCCAGGATGGGTATACAGGCCGGTGAGTTCGTCCTCACCAAACAACGCCACATCGTTGATATGGCGCTCATAGGCATCCATCGCCGCATCGGCCCGCGCGGTGTTGAGGGGTTTACGCAGAAAGGCCGATTGGCGCAGTTCCTCGGTGGTGTAATCGTAGCCAATGGTGCCCAACACGACAGGCACGCTCTTTTGTGCGTAGGCCACATCGACCGTCGGAATATCTTCGCCCCGTCCAGAATGCCGCTTGCCCCGTCCGGAATAGTCATACATTTGATAGGTCACCGAGGTGGCGTACTCGCACGCTTCGGTGCTGATGGGCACCAAATCCCGGTACTGGATGCCTTGGCGCTGGCGGGCGTAGATCGTCGATTCAACATGGGTCAGTTGCGACACCAAAAACGCCAGCGCTTGGGTGGCATCACAGGTCTGATACCGTGCATCGGTCAGCAACATCGGGTTCAACGCATCGGCTATCTGACGGCGGCGTATGTCAATCATGTTCATGCAGGTCCCTTATTTAAGAATGCGGATTACGCCCAGCGCTCCGGGGGCGCTCGTGCTATCCCAGATGGCCTGGGGGTAGGGAATGGTGTCTGAAGCGATGGCGGCAGATCGGGCCGCGCCCCAGGCCCCCGTTCCCGCAATGCGGATAAACACCGGATCATCCGGGCGGCAGCCATCCTCGCAGATCACCCAGATGCGACCGATCTCCAACACCGGCACCATCGCATGGGGGGCATAGCGGACCTGTCCGGCCGCATCAGCCACCATCGTGACATGGCGGACACTGATCCCCAGGATGGCGGCATCTGCCCCATCGGGGGCTTTGCAGGTGGCGTCTTTGGGGCCGCGTGCCACAAATAAGCCAAAATCAATCGGGGTTTCTCCGGCGTTTTTGTAGTTGCACAGGCCGCTGGTGTTCAAGTCGATCACTTGCCCCGCAACGCCAAGATCAAGTAAGCGCCCACCATAGGTGGATAAGTCAATTCCGGACATGCGTGTTCCTTAGGGTGCTGAAGTGCTATAGGTGGCGTGGGTGAGCTGCTGGATATACGCCGCTCGCGGGTCCAGGTCGGCATCCGATGTCTTGACGATCTGACGCCGTAACGCCTCGTTCACCGCCTCAGCAGCCAGCCCTGCCGAAGCCGTCACCGGCGCGGACGCCAGAACGTTAAACGCCAGGTCCACCGCCGTCTGCGCGGCATCGGCCACACGGACCCCGTGCAGTAAGGTGTCAATCATGGCCGAATACGTGGGGTGGAGACGGCTGACCACTTCACGGCGGATTGCGCTGCACGGCTTGCCGTCGGTCACCAGGCCCGGCACCAGCCGCCGCGCATCGCCGATCTGTCGTGACATGGCTTCAATCGCTTGATCCCGCTGTTGCGGGTCTTCGTCCGCAGCGCGGGCCGCTTCCAGCGCCGCCAATTGCTTGGACAGGTCCGCTATGTTGGCCACCAGCTGTTCCTTGGTCAGCGCTTGGCCGCTGTCCAGTTTGATGGGGGCCTGGGCGGCGTGCAGATCCTCTTCCAGGGCATCCACTTTCTCGGTGGCCGTCTTGAGTTTGGCCGCCAGGTGTTCAACCGCGCTGGCCTCGGTCTCTTCAAGCTCCAGGCTGATACCGTCAACACTAATGCGGCGTTTGGTCATGGGGTGTTCTCCAAAGGGTGGGGGTAAGGCAATGTCACGATCGGCCACGCGGCACTGGGGTCCAGCACGGCCCGCGGCAACGGTGGCAATGTGGTTGCCACGGATCCGGATCTGTTTGACGTCGTAAGGTTCTCCCTCAGCCGTCAGGCCCGGGGTCCAGTCGTACTCAGCGCTGTAGCCGCCGGAGAGTTCTTGTTTTCCAGCTTCAATCTTTTCGATGGTCGCCTCATCGGTAATGGTGAGATCGGCCACCAGATACTCCCCTTCGCGCCGTGGATTGCGGGCAAAGCCCACCGCATGGGCGCGCCAGTTCTCGGCGGTCACCTCCTCATCCGGATGCTCATCGGTGATCGGGCGACCATCAAAGCTGGCGATAGCCTCAGCAGCAAACACTTCTTCAGGCGGTCGGTAGACGCGAATCACCCGCTGGGGATCCGCATCGCTTACCCCCAGTTCGTGGGCGGCATAGTGCTGTATGCCGGTGCGCGCAAATCGGGCAGGTACGATCAGATACCCTTCCGGCGTCTTGCGACGTTGGGTCAGTTGGACATCTAGGGTGATCATCAAGGGCCTTCCAGCGTCACGTTCGGAATCGCCACACAGCGGCAGTTGTAGTCCTGTCCCGGATGCCCCGTCGCGGGGGGATCGCTCCATCGAAAGACGGTGCCATCATGGGCGGCATGATCCTCACGCACCCGTTCATCTCCTGAGGTCTGCCAGGTGTAGCTTTCAATCCCCAACCCCACTTGCCGGATTTCATTGAATGCGGCATTCATTTTTGATGTCTGATCCCGTGCAATGAATGTGGCCCGTGATGCCGTGGCATCGGTGATTTGTTCAATCTCCTTGGCAACATCTTTGGCGCGTCTGCCCTGCATGACGCCTTGCAACACGGCCGTACCGATCTTGTCGAAATACTGTCGCTGAATGGAGGTAATCAACTGGACATTGACGGCACGGGCCGCGTGTATCTGCGTGCGCACCTGCTGGGCCAGCATCAATGACGTGATGTCGATGCCGAAGGCGGTACGCACGGCGCTGCCAATCGTCTGTACGACCTGACGGTCCACACGCTGCACCTGCTGGGCGGCCATCCGCTCGGCCCATTGAGGCAAGCCACCACAGCGCAACGCCGCCCGCAGCAAGGCCGCTTCAATGGCCTGCATGAACTGGGAGGCCAGATAGCCTTGTGGGGCGTTGCCGTCAGGCGCATCACGTGTCATGTGGGGCTGCGATGCGTTGAGCACCGGCAGCACCTCCTCCCGCACTGCTTGGTGCAGCACCCGCACCAAGGCCAGCAGTTCGTTCCTATACATCGCCTCAGCGTGGCGGCTGGGTCGCGGCGGGCGTAACTGCCGCTTCTTGACCCGGCGTCCCTGCAAGCGCAGTAGCTCCGGTAATGTCAACATCTGGAACCTACATTCCGTGGGCCGACAAAGATATCCTTGCGCTCATACAAAGTTTTGTATCATGGCGCATGGAAGGGGCCAAACCGATTGAATTCAGAGGCAGTGCTCTTGACGATTTACGCACTTTTCCAGTGAGCGTAAGACGTGAGGCCGGGTACCAGCTTCACCAAGTGCAAAACGGACGCGACGCTGACGACTGGAAGCCCATGCCTACGGTAGGGCGTGGAGTCCGCGAGATTCGCATCCGTGACGCAGACGGCGCTTTCCGCGTTATCTACGTCGCCACGCTGCCCGAGGCTGTCTATGTGTTGCATTGCTTCCAAAAGAAAACTGAGAAAACCACCAAAGGCGATCTTGATGTAGCGGCTAAACGCTACCGTGATCTGTTTAATGAGGTAGGACAATGAGCAACGAGCGATTCACAAGTGTGTGGGATGCCATTGAGGACACTCCCGAAGCCGCCGAAAACATGAAGTTACGTTCCGCACTCATGATGGCCCTGAAACAACACATCGAAACGGCTGCGCTGAGTCAGTCTCAAGCCGCTACGCTGTTCGGTGTCACGCAGCCTCGCGTGTCAGATTTAATGCGCGGCAAAATCAACCTGTTCGGCTTGGATGCACTGGTCAACATGGCTGCGGCGGCTGGGATGCATGTGGAAATGCGCGTACTGAAAGCGGCGTGAGTGCTTCGCCGGTTTTTTATCTGACCATTGCATGATTCCAATCGCAGCCTATGTATTGGAAGCCGATGCTGTCGTTTCCACCAATGGCCACACATCTGGAGGCTCCATCGCCTGAGACAGTTCCGCCGCCAGCGTCACATCGCGTTCGGTGATCTTTGAATAAGTTTTTTGTTCCAGCAGCTCAGCACAGGGCACGTCTGGACCGATCACACCATGCGCCAGGTAAATCTGATCACGCTCGGCGCGCAGCTTCTCAATGCTTGCCTGTTCTGTCTGGCTCATCTGCCATAGCGAATTGAACTGGATCTCCAGATCATGAGGACACTCCCCCACAGAGGCCCGAAACAGCACCTCATACAACACCCTCAGCACAGGCCGCAGCTCATCCTCCTGCTGCGCCTTGATGCGGTCGTAATAATTGCGAATATCACTGTCACCGGTGGCGTTCATGCCTTGGGGGGACTGACCAAACAACCGGGTTGCCGGAATATCCGCCGCCCCTGAAATATCCATCATGAATTGCTCAATCACATCCTTCACACCCGCAAAGTGATTGGTTTTTTGGGTGTATTCATCCTTAGCATCCAGCAGCAGCATCCGATTGAATGATTTCATCATGGCCGCTAACTGAAAGCGCTTGTGTACCTCTTGCGTCCCTTGGTCTGAGGCGAGCGTGTCGCTGAGTCCAGAGATCCGCAATACATCCACCACCGCCTCAAAAAACATCGACGCCGTGCCCTGGGTCGCGGTGTCATAGCGGCTGAGCGCGTTATACATGGCCTGCAATACCGAGTCATGCCAGTAGCCGTTCCCCCTGAATGCCTCCCAGGGCAGTTCCGCCCCAGAAAAAGCAATCATCCGTGAATGGTCCACCCGCTCCACCGATCCGGCAATCTGATAACAGCGCGGTTGCCCGTAGGTCTCACTCAAGGGGTCCTGGTCCATCTGACCACTGCCCAGCGCCACCCGCCAGCGATCCAACACCGTCAGCGATAGCCTGGTCCCCGGCATGACCGAGGCCGGATCAAACGGCAAGCACGGGTCTTGCCCATGCACATTGATAAACAGCACCGCACCCCCGTACAACCGGGCCCAGGCCAGCGCATCACGTACCTTGGCGCGCACGTTCAACACCTGTTCCAGACGATGCATCGGCTCCAGCGCATCGGCGTGCAGCGCCGTATTCAACGTGACCCATTCCCGCGTCATGTCGGTGGCCGGAATCTAAAAAATCACTGAAAAGCCCTGCTTTTACTGTGTTTCAATGAATCGCATTTCTCACATGGACATAAATATGGACATACACAGGGCATGTCATGCCCCTTTCACCACGCAATACAGATCAGGCGTGCCAAGCCAAATGTACCGTCACCAGTACGCTATAAAAACAGCAGCGCCACTCCATGCTGTCCCTCTGGCGAAGCAGCAGGCGGGAGGCAAGCATCAATAAACACGCTAGGTTGCGCAGCGGCATAGAACCGGTTCATGACTTGAGCGATGAGCGGCCTCCAGGGAATCGCCCAGCCCGTCACTGCTTCTGGATCACCACCGATTGCAAGATGCCGTCCATCAGCTTGCGGGCGCGTTGGTAGTCTTCGGTGTTTTTTTGGCGGGCGGCTTCAATAAAGTTGAGGTACACGGTGATGTAGTAGCCGGTGTTGCCAATCGGGGTCATCCACATTTCCACACCATCACCCACCGGGGTTGGCATATAGGCGCGGTACCAGGTCCAGGCGTTGCCCCAGCGCGTCTCGGTGCGTGGGGCGTCTAAAAAATGACTGTCCTTGTAATCCCGATCGGGACCACTGAGGTGAGCAACCATATCTTTAATATGGCTGTCGATACTTTCGCTGGCGGCACTGCGGATGCTGAAGTGGATGTCATTGCCCCCCGCAAACTCCGCACTGCACAGTGGATTAAACCTCCACCATTTCACCACCTGTTCTTGCGGGGTGCCATCGGGGTTGCGTAGTACGGTCCCATCGGGCTGGTATTTGTTGCTGGTATTGGAGTACTGGGAGCCGATAAATGCGGCAGCTTCGCTGGCGGGGCGTGGAGGACGTCCTCCACCCGTCACCACAATCCCCGGAGTCGTGAAGCCACTGGGAGTGGTCATCATCACCACCTGCACATGATCAGGCGGCACGCCTGGGTAACAGCGGTCGATATTGATGCCATTGATAAAGGCATGTTTGACGGTGTATTGGCCTAAAAAATCCAACTGGAAATATTCCAGGCTGAGGTCGCGGTTCTCCCAGGGGCCGGCCATCATCGGTTTGCCAGTACGGTAATCAATGGGGGGGCCGCTGCTGCAGCCGGCCAGCAGCAGGCTGGCGGCCAGCAGGGAGCAAGACAGTCGCGGATGCAGGGACATAAGGGGGTCTCCTTAGTAGGGGGTGAGGGACTGGCGCAACTGTTGGAGTTGCTGTTGCCGGGCGCTGGGGGCGTCCGGGGTGGTCGGGGTGGGCCGTGTCAGCAGCCCGGGGGTGTTGTCTAACTGCTGTTGCCACTGGCCCGATTGCCACAGCAGGCGTTGCAACTGGGTGAGTTGGGTCGCCACCGGGTTCTCTGGGCTGGGTGTCTTCTGCCATTGCTGCAGCAGCCCGATGGTCCGCCCCTGACGCTTGGCGTTCATGTCGTTGATATCCAGGCCTTCGTAGCTGAACAGTTTCTCTTTATCGACATGGTTTGAGTCGCTGCCCAGGGCGGCGGTGCCGCCGCTGCTGTGCACGGAGTAGTTGGTTTGGAAGATCTCCCGCAGATCATGGAAGGTGGCATTGCCGGCATAGCCGCCAATCTTGTTAGCCACAAAGTCCTTGGGCGGGGCCCAGGTCTTGACTGGTTTTTTCGTCACCAGGGCAGCGGCTTCAGCAAGGCGGTTGCCTTCTGCCGCAGGGTTGTAGGCCAGTATTTCAAGGTTTTTTCCAAACACATGATCCGCGGCGAGCACCCGCAGTGCATTGCTAAGGGTCATCGTGCCGCGGCTGTGGCCCTCCAAATACACCAGGTTGGAGTGATTATCTTGCTCGGTGTTATACATCAGCTCTTTGGCCGCCGCGGCCTTGAGCCGCGAGGCGGGGCTGGCGATTTTGGTGATCTCCAGCAGTTTCTCAATGCCGGCGGTCACCAGTTCCCCCAGCTGGTGGGTGGGTTTGGTATACGCCTGGTAGGTGGTGTTGCGGTAGGTTTGGCCGCTGTCCTGAATATAAAGGCGGTTCATGACTTGAGTGATGAGCGGCCTCCAGGGGATCGCCCAGCCCGTCACTGCTTCTGGATCACCACCGATTGCAAGATGCCGTCCATCAGTTTGCGGGCGCGTTGGTAGTCTTCGGTGTTTTTTTGGCGGGCGGCTTCAATAAAGTTGAGGTACACGGTGATGTAGTAGCCGCTGTCGCCAATCGGGGTCATCCAGGTTTCTGTACCATTCCAAAACGGTGTCGGTATATAGGTGCGGTACCAAGTCCAGTGGTTGCCCCAGCGCGTCTCGGTGCGTGGGGGATCTAAAAAACGACTGTCCTTGTAAGTGTCCTTGTAATCCGGATCAAGACCACTTAGCCGAGCAATCATAGCTTTAGTATTGCTGTCGATACTTTCGCTAGCAGCACTGCGGATGCCAAAGCCAATGTAATTACCCCCCGCAAACTCCGCACTGCACAAGGCATTAAATGTCCAGCCTTTCACCACCTTCTTTTGCGGGGTGCCATCGGGGTTGCGTAGTACGGTCCCATCGGGCTGGTATGTGTTGCTGGTATTGGAGTACTGGGAGCCGATGAAGTATGCCCGCATTGGCCATGGCTCAGGGGGCCGTTTACCATTACCGGTCGAGATAATCCCCGGAGTTTTGGAACCACTGGGGGACGTCACCATCACCACCTGCACATGATCAGGCGGCACGCCTGGGTAACAGCGGTCGATATTGATGCCATTGATAAAGGCATGTTTGACGGTGTATTGGCCTAAAAAATCCAACTGGAAATATTCCAGGCTGAGGTCGCGGTTCTCCCAGGGGCCGGCCATCATCGGTTTGCCGGTGCGGCTGTCGATGGGGGGGCCGCTGCTGCAGCCGGCCAGCAGCAGGCTGGCGGCCAGCAGGGAGCAAGACAGTCGCGGATGCAGGGACATAAGGGGGTCTCCTTAGTAGGGGGTGAGGGACTGGCGCAACTGTTGGAGTTGCTGTTGCCGGGCGCTGGGGGCGTCCGGGGTGGTCGGGGTGGGCCGTGTCAGCAGCCCGGGGGTGTTGTCTAACTGCTGTTGCCACTGGCCCGATTGCCACAGCAGGCGTTGCAACTGGGTGAGTTGGGTCGCCACCGGGTTCTCTGGGCTGGGTGTCTTCTGCCATTGCTGCAGCAGCCCGATGGTCCGCCCCTGACGCCTGGCGTTCATGTCGTTGATATCCAGGCCTTCGTAGCTGAACAACTCGGGGGCATTGACATGGTTTGAGTCGCTGCCCAGGGCGGCGGTGCCGCCGCTGCTGTGCACGGAGTAGTTGGTTTGGAAGATCTCCCACAGATCATGGAAGGTGGCATTGCCGGCATAGCCGCCAATCTTGTTAGCCACAAAGTCCTTGGGCGGGGCCCAGGTCTTGACTGGTTTTTTCGTCACCAGGGCAGCGGCCTCAGCAAGGCGGTTGCCTTCTGCCGCAGGGTTGTAGGCGCGGATC